TGATAGATGGCGGGGTATCGCGCTTGAAACATCTCGTGTATCACTTCTGCAACTTGCTCATCTGTTTCTGCAACACGTCCCATAAAATCTTGGGGCACTACGTGCCTGTATGCGTTAAAATATTTGTCATACCGACGACCGATTTCTTCTGCAATAGCTCTTAGATAGTTTGGTCCTAGAGTTGCAGAAAAACCTTTTCTACGCGAACAAGCCTTAATTTCTTCAAGAAATGTTGGTTTAGACAAAACCATCTCTTTTTCAGAGAGATTTTCTGGTGGATTCTGCGTGAAAACATATACGCTGTCCATTTTTTCTCCTTTTACGAATTAAAACAATTTATACTTAAGATAGTTTGCGCTTTGAATTATCAAAGCGATCTAAGCGTTCAAGTTCTAACACCTCAAGGGAGGGAGATCCCTTCCACCCTCTTTTTACATAACCCATTACATATACAAGCGTGTTTGTGGGAAATCTCAAAGCGCGCCTCTGGTCCCAGAAAGTACATTCTATAGTAGACAGACCATCCGATACAACGACGTCAACCTTTGACCATGGCTTGCCTCGTTTTGAGGTGCCGCTTCTGTGGGTAGACGATTGAAACAACCCCACCATAGCAACCTTAATCTTATCTGTGGACTCAGATCTTTCTTGAGCGTCTATTAGTTTTGCAGCAACAGCAACCGACGATATGACCGGGATAGTTGGCGAAGTGCCAAATGCTAATGGTATATCCTTTCTTTTAGTTTCACGCATAGAAGGCCACATCGCCGATATCTCATTGCGAATAAGTGGATCGGCTAAAAGCGCCTTATTAAAGCACTTATAAATATCTCTTTGATTAAGGAATATGCTGAGAGGCGAGGTATCTAGGACTTCCTCTGGTACGTTCTTTATTTTTTTGGTTGACTTAAATAGTGTCACAAACTGCTTACGGGCTTCTGGTATCGACACGCTGCTTGGGGCCATCTCGTCGAACACACCGGCTCTAAGTAGAGCCCAAAAATGCGAAGAGTTTACGCCGGACGACATTTTGCTGATGAAGTCTTCGACAGAAGAATAGGGCCCACGACTAATAATTGCCTTAATGCTAGATGGGCCCAAACCTTTTACAGCAGAAAGAGGCGCTGCGATCCTATCGCCCACAATAGTAAACCTGTCGTCTGGCGCGTGAAGCGAAGGAGGCGTGATCTTGTCACCCAGGATCGTGACATAATGTCGTATCTTGTTTTCGTCTGAATTATTGAGCTCTGCCGCCCACCACTCTAGCGGGTAATGGTGTTTCAGATACATGGTAATGTATCCAAGCTCTGCATATGCCCTTGAGTGAGAACGGTTAAATGAATAGTTTGAGTATGCGGTTACGACGTCGCAGAGCTTGTTAGCCTGATCTAGAGTCCAGCCCCTTTTCATGGTTTCAGACCTGATCCTATCGAACGTCTTCAACATAACGTCGCGTTTTTTCTTAGCGATGGCTGAACGAATCTGATCTGATTCTTCAAGAGAATATCCGCAAAACTTAACCAAGATGGACATAAGTTGTTCTTGATAGACAACAACGCCATTGGTTTCAGATAAAACTTCAGCTAGGTCTTCGTGGATGTACTCTGGATCTCTAACCATGTTTCTAACATCGATATAGAACTGAGTAGCAGAAACACCTGGAATAAATTCCACGTCCAGTGCACCAGGTCGACATAGCGCCGTAAGGTCAGACAAATCTTGTCTTCTTATCGGAGCAAACTTTTGAATATATCCTTTAATAAGATCTGTGTTAAACTGAAAAGCTGAATCTGTCTTACGCTTATAGAAATCTTCATAGACTTTGTTGTCTTCAGGAAGGCGGTAAAGTAGCTGAACCCCTTTATCATCTTCTTCTAACAGATCTACACCAGCATTATTCTTAATTAAGGAAACGACGCTCTCGAGTGTTTTGACAGTTGTAAGACCAAGCACATCAGCCTTAACAAGGCCCGATTTCTCTACCATTGGGGCCTCAAATTGAGTTACAGCAACCCTTCCGATGTCTGGGTCGTCGAAAAGCATTGTTGGAACGCGCTCTGACGATAAGTCTAACGTAGATATCACAAACGCAGATGCATGGCGACCCATGCCCTTCGGCAAACCAATTAACTTCTTGGTTACCTGCTCAATCTCTGGGTATTGTTTAAAAAATATCTGAAGTGTCTCATTTTGCTCTAGGTGGCCTTTATGAACAACACCCTCGGAGTCCGTGTATCCATACAGAAACTTATCTTCATCCAAACCTTGAGGCGAATCTGGAATAGTGTCGCAGACGTCCATGATCTCTTTGTCGGCCCTGTTTCTACCAAAAACAGCAAACATGGCATCTTTAATAGCATTTTTAGTTTTAAACCGTTGAAATGTACCTATTTGAGCAAAACCAGCTTTATATTTTTTAGCCAAATACTTTAGCACCGGTCCACGCTGGCCAAGATCTAGATCTATATCTGGAAAGCTGCCAGCATTAATACGAGCATGCGATAGGAACCTTTCGAAGGGCAGATGCTCTTTGATGGGGTCGATGTGGATTATCTTGAGATAATAAGATATTAAGCATCCGCCCGCAGAGCCACGAGCTAGATTTTGCAAAATACCTTGCGACCTGGCGTAGGAGCAAATATCCTCATACATTAGAAAGTATGGGATAAAATTAAGCTTGGAATTCTTCCAAATTACGTCTAATTCTTTTTTAAAGCGCTGAACATACTCTGGATCATTCGACCAGCGACCATGTTCTTTTATCTTTGCCATTAAGAGCAGGTAAAGCTGCTTACCGTATTCTTGTGTCTTTTGGGATATGTGATCTGGTATAGAAATACGTGGTAAATGGTACTCATGTTTAATGCTTATTTGTTGCGCTGCTGAGGCAATATCTTCAGCTGCGACCCTGGCGAGATCTATCTGCTCTAAAGTAAGCCAATCCCCAAGATGGCGCTGCAGTATAGCAGCGCATTCATCAAGCGATCTTTGGTAGCGCGTATCATAAAAAAAGCGCTTATCTTTAAATGAGGATTTAGATACTACGTCTTGAAATATCTTATCTTCTTCTTTTATAAAATGAGCAGCAGTTGAGATTATGAATCTATAGCCATAATTATCTATTGAATTCTTAATGAGATTATTAATGGCTTTTGTCAAGTTTCCGTCTGGGATAGACGGTGTCTTTGAAAAGTTCCTAAAGCCGAGGCCTTTGTCGAAGTACTTAATGACGTCGAAAGGCAGTAACTCCAATACGACTCGATCAAATTGTCGGACAACCTTATCGAGCTTTGAAGCTTTAACCTTCTCGTCGTCTTCGCCCAAGACAATAGAGCCAACCAACCCATTTTCGCATCCTGTGCCAAAAACGACTCCTTCCTGATGGGCAAGAACATCTTCTATTTTAATTATAGCGATAGGGATGCCAGAATCCTCTACGCCGCAGTCCCATCCCATGGATGCAAGCTTTAAAAGATTGCTATAACCAACATTAGATACTGCCCATGCGTTGATTCTAAATGGTTTATTGAGACCGTTTTCGGTGTCTATGACATTGATACTGATAGCAGGAACTATCGATATATCTTGATCTGTTAGAGATAGTTTGTGTGTCTTGTTTACTTTTTCTATAACAGATTTGACATTGATTGATTTATAAAGAGATGCAGCCCAATTGTGGTCTGGAAAAGAAATAGCTTTGACCCCCTTAGATGCTGCCCAATAGACCCATTCTTCAATGGAAGACACGGAATCTGTGTTGCTGTACTCTGAATGAAGGTGCAACTGAGGAAGCTCAGGAAGAGAAAGAGATAACTTGTCATCTTTGATAGATATCTCTTCGAAGTCTTCGCCGATTATTGCAGATAGATTCTTATCTACCTCAATGGTGGCCTGAATATCGCTTAACGCATCGTGCGCCTTGATTTGTATGCCAAACTCTTCGGCAAGATTTACTAGTTTTAGTTTTGTTGAGGTTAACTTATCTTTAACTGCCTTAGCTCTGGCATGAACGTCGCGTATTTCGTTTAGAAAAAACCTCGAATACTCGTTTGATCTTCCGTTTTTAGCAAAAATTGCGCCCAAGAATGCTTTATCAAAGTTTGAATTATATCCAGCAATAACAAATTTCGTACCGAACTGAGAAAGATATGCAACAAATTTATCCAACATCGCAGAGGGCGATTGAAATCCTTTCATCATTTCAACGGTGATGCCGTGAACCTCTATAGATTTAGCATCAATAGTATTCCAGTTTGCTGGTTGGCAAAACTCATTAAACGGCACGCCGCATTTTCCGTCTATAACCGGAACACATGCTAATTGCACGATATCGTTTATCGACGAACTTAATCCGGTTGTCTCAACGTCTAAATATAGATAAGCCTTCATCTGACCCTCGTGTCTGGATTGTCAGATTATACATCTATATTTAATATCCGATAATTAGAGCTTCCATCTGCCGTCAATGCAGTTGATTAACTGCCTTGCACCGCCCGGATATATTAAACAAGATGAATGGAGCCACGAAGATGCTCCACGGTTGTATTCTAGCTTAAGAAGCGAAGAAGTACCAACGCACCACGCACCACGCAGAATTTGAGGAGTATGGGAGTGTCCTGACACGGAATTGCCATAAGCACTTTCCATAGCCTCTAAACTACCTCTCGCACCATTGGCGCCAAGGTGTCCATGAGCTCCGCACTGTATACCTTCAATTCGATAATCATCATCAATTGATAGCCATTTAACTTTATCGGTAATCTTCTTGTCGTTCTTGAGGCAGAGTTCATTTATTGCATATTTTAATGGGTCTTTTTTATCCAGCACCTGAAGCGCTAGAACAAGAGAAATACGATGATTCTGCGGATCATCAACATACTTACCTTCTTGAAGATATCTTTCCAAGAATTGATCGTGGTTCGACTTGACTACGACAACCTCATCAGCCACAGAAGAAAGTTCTTTGATGTCTTCTGCAAGAATCTCTAACTCTGACGAGAGGCACAATTGCCCATTTTCTGCGCGCTGAGCCTTAAGGATTTTTGCGTGCTTTTCATGATGATTGATCGACATTCCGTCGAACGCATCGTGGAGCAAGATTCTTTTTGGAGATGTGAGTTGCGATATATTAAACCAAGCTTTTTTAGCTTTGGGATCTGTAGATCCAGCATGCCAATCACCTAGAACAAATGCTTCCGGTCTTACCTTTTGTTTAGTGGTTGGGGTGTACTTAACGCCAAGATCGTAAAAACAACCCTTAGAATCAGACTGAATCTGTCTGAAGTGGTAATGCTTGTCATCCGCTATTTCAACAATTATTGCACCAAGAACGTGATCGTTGTGTGCAATGTACGCAGTGCGTTGAGACATATACATATCGGAGTTGTAATTACTAACAGTAATAGCACCAGTAGTCATCATAAAATGAGGAAGAGCGCTATTGGAAACCGGCACAGCCTTTAGTCGTTGTTTTGGAGAAGCATAGATGAAGGTGCCGTTACGTTGGCCAATTCGGCCAAGACCGGTTGTGGGATCGATATGCTTAGCTGAAAGCTTGATCGTAGAAAGAAAAACATTGGAGTTAAGACTCGTATCCTCAAGCACAAGTGTTTCGTTCTTTAATCGTGCCGATATTGTTCCCCACTGCTTATCTCGATTGTGGGCAGGATCTGAGGCGACTAGAATCAGAAGCTGGGCGTCGTTTTCCTTGCAGTAGTTTTTTATCGATGCATAAAATTTATCGTGTACTTCGCATCCATTTACAGCAGTTGTCACAACAAATCTCTTAGAAGAAGCTACATCTTCTCTAAGTTTGATTAGAGCCTTTTGAGAATAAAGGTTCTCAACCGCAACATCAAAGAAACTACCAGAATAAGCTTCTCTTGCTTCTTTCTCTAGAGAGGTCAAAGACCCAAAATGGTGGGCAACCATATCTTTGGTTATGCCAAGTTGCTTCAGATCTTCCATGCGAATTTCGCGCTTTAATTTTTTAGCTAAAGCAGCAAAGGATTTTGTGATCTGGGCTTTTTTGTCTGGTGTGTTTACTGACTTCTTTTGCATTGACATACCTTGATTGGTGCAGCAGATTTTTCTTCTTGAACCAGCATATATAGTAACGCAAGATAGTTCCTAGCATCAGCTATTCTGCTCTCTATCGGTTCATTGGAAAATTCTTTGCCGTTCTTTATGTAAGAGGCTATGGAAGCCATATGCTTTGACAAATAAACCCATAGTTTTTGCTTTGAGTCTAATCCAATAATATCAGCGTCCTTGAAGTTTGCTAGACAGTCTTGATCGCCTGCGTATTCAACGCCCTTGCTAGTCAACAGTTGGCGCTCGGCTTCTACCATCTTTTCGAAGATCTCTTTTTGCTCCGACCAAAGCATAAATCCCCCGCATTATGCGAGGGATTCTACACAAACATCTGTTTTTATCGTTAGCTATAAGTAAAAGTAAAGTTAAATACCACCTTTGTGGTGGCGGTGTCTGAGGTGTCTAATGACAAAGTCACTTCGTAGGTATTAAAGATGCCTTCTTGATCTAATGCGTAGTAAATACCAGCAAAATAAGCTTTTAGATAATTGCCATTTAGACGAAGATATGTGGGATTATCCATCGTTGTAACAGAAACTGAAAATACTGATTTACCAGCTGCCGCAGCAGCTTGTAGACCCTGCAGGAGTGTGGTGTATGAGGTGGGACGAGGACTCGAGTATCTCAGCGATTTTGCAGTAAGTGCAGCCGCAGGAGCGTCGGTCGTGTCGAACGTAGAGCCAGCAACGACAGGTGAGGCCACCGTAAGCTCAGCCTGAGCTCCGTCATCAAAGTAT